AAACTTGACCTCGCCATCAACAGCGAAAGCAAATGGGATGCCGAGGAAAAGGAGATTTGGGACAAATACATCGACCAAGTGGCAAATCGTGAACAGGCAGAGGACAAAGGATATTTCTGGGCGGTTACCGAGGCCAAGGTAGTTGAGGGGAGTGCCGTACCGATGGGGTCCAATTGGGTGACTCCTACTATTTCAATTGAAGTAAAGACCCAACAGAACAAAGCAAATGAATTCCTAACAGGATTGTTCTGATGTGAACCAAAATAAAATCAAGCCGGGAGACCACTTGATAATTGCATGGAGCCGGGAGACCACTCCAAGATTTCGTGAAAATGTTTAATCAAAAATCAAGAAAATGAAATTCAAATCATTTAAGGAGTGGTTGGCGGAAAAAGGCATAGACGAGACTGCCTATTCTGCAAAGTCGGCCACGGAAATGGCACAACTGCAAAAGGAATACATGCAGTATGCCAGTGAGGAAATGAAAAAGGCGGTCGAGTCCGGTGTGACCAAAGACGCGCTTACCGAAGCCACCAAGGGATTGGTAAAAGAAGATGCCATCAAAGGTTTCCTTACCAAGGACTCCCAAGAGTTCAAGGACTTCCAAAAGCGTATTGAGGAAGCCGAGGAAAAAGCTGCACAGGCCATTGAGGGTGTAGGATCTTCCCAAGAAAGAAAATCTTTCAGGGAATCAATCAAGGCATCCCTTGAAGCAAACAAGGATGCTTTGTTGAAATTGAAAACAGATCCAAATGAAAAGGTGACAATCAAAGCTGTTGCAGCTATGACTTTTGCCACCCACACTACAGGAAATGTAGGAAGGGTAGAACGTGAAGCTGGTTTTGCCGACACCTTTAAAAGAACACCGATTCTTTTGGATTTGGTGAATACTTCATCTACAAGTGCCCGTGTGTACGAGTGGATCGAGAAGTCAGGTCGTGAAGGAGGTGTTGCAATGGTCGCTGAAGGTGCTGTAAAACCACAAGGAGATTGGGATTTGGAACTTTTCAGCCAATCACCTAAGAAAGAAGCTATCATCGTTACCATTTCCAAGGAAATGTTGGACGACATTGATGGTATGGCCGAAGATATCGAATCCGAAGTTTATGAGCAATTGCGATTGTTCACCGAGAGCATCGTATTGGAAGGGGATGGAACAGGCAACAACATTGTAGGTATCGATGCAAATGCAACGGCTTTCGTGGCAGGTGCTTTTGCTAATACGGTACTCGCTGCCAATGAGCATGATGCCATTCGTGTTGCCATCAACCAAGTTGAGTTGAGCAACGATTTCCCAACTGCTGTTTTGATGCACCCTACGGACGCTACCAAAATGGAATTGGTAAAGGATGCCACAACCAGTCAGTATGTGTTGCCTCCTTTCACATCAATCGATGGAACCAAAGTAAAAGGATTGCCCGTAAGGACAAGTACCCTTGTAACCCAAGGTGAAGCCTATGTGGGTAACTTCAAAAGGTTCAAGGTGAAAATCCGTGAGAACATCGAGTTTGTGATGGGTTACCGAGGAGCACAAGGAGATTGGGAGAAAAACATGGTCTCTTTCCTTGGAGAAGAAAGATTGTTCGGATTCATTCCGGCAGTTCACTATGGTTCCATCGTTAAGTTGGACTTGGAAGTTGCTAAGGCACTTCTAGATCCAGATGTGGCCGATTCTTAATTATTAACCATTAAAACAAAATAGCGATGGCACAAGAATTAAAGAAAATCACAAATTTCTACGAGGCTAATACAGTTGAGATTACCCTTGGTGGAAAAAAGAGAAGGGTTAACAAATTCGAGGCTGATGCCTTGAAAAAGAAACTTGCGGAGAACAAAAAGAAATCCGCTTAAACAACCCACCGACCCATGCCCAACATCATCACAGCGACATACTTCACGGATAAGGCAGAGCTAACGATCCCCAACGCCATAAGCGGAAACGTGGGCGAGGGATTGAACAAGAAGCTCCAGTCCATCATCGACAAGTACGAGCGCATGATCTTGTTGGAACTATTGGGAGGGGACCAATATAACATCCTACAGGGGGAGCTTGACAAACTCCCCTTTAATTCCCAAGCCGTTGAAGCCGCAGACACGGCCCATCAAAGATTGGTAAATGGATATGAGGACTGGCAAGGGCTAAAGCCTTTGCTAGGAAACTATATCTATTGCTTCTGGATGCGTTCGGACGAAATCAAAGTGGGCACCGTTGGAAGCGGAAAAGGCAAAAAGCAGGGTTTCACCATTGCTGATAGGTCATCTGAATATGCCGAAAGATGGAACAATTTCATCACGGAGCTAGAAGATACCTTGGAGTACTTGGAAGCAAGCCCCGATTTTGAGGTTTCGGAGGATTTCCCTTATGATAAGTATGTAATGACAAATACACTTGGATTCTGATGGTACTGTTTGAGGAACTTTTGGAAAACGAGGTAGCTAAATTGGATGCGATCGAAATCAATTCGATCATTTCAAGAAAGCCAAAGTTTGGATGGGGAAACTCTGATCAACTTAGAAAGGTCATTCAGGTACACGGGGAAGAACACTATCCTTTCATTTGGTCAGTACCAAGGCAGGATTCGGCAACAGGTTTCGATGGCATGTACCAAAGGACCGTGGAGCTGAACCTATGCACAAGGGAAACCAGGGAGGAACTTCTAAACACGGAAAGAATCGATCCCGGATACAGTTACAAAAATGTACTGTTACCCATGTGGGAATCGCTTCTAAGACAGTTCGAGGTATCAGGGACCATAACGGTAGTTGACGACTCCATAAAATGGGAGCTTTTCCCCGATTATAAGTTGGGCGAAGAAACCGAGACACAGGAGATATGGGATGTTCTAAAGGTCATATTTACAGCACAGTTCAACAACGAATACACTCCTTGCTGCCAGTAGGGGGTAAACTTTAAAAAAAGACAAAAAAATGAGTGGATATATTGAAACCCTTGGTTCCGGCACATCGGCAGGAGTCATTGCCACCGGGGGTATAAACAATAAGGAACTGCTTGGGGCATACAAACGTGTGTTCTTGGCCGCTGACAGCTTCGAGTTCGCCAGTGTGATCGCTGCCAAGGACAAGGATGCTTGGGATACTGGTGTAGCAGCCGGTAACCTGGTATATCTTGGACAATGCAAATTTGAGGACCAAAGTGCCGAGGCACAGTTCTTCGAAGATCAGGCACTTGACATCAAGGAAGAATCAACAGCCGCCACCAAGGTATTGCGTGCAATCCAGAACGTGAACGCTTGTGTGCATTCCGAGATCAAAAAGCTTGATGGAAGTTCGGGAAGGGTGTACATCCAGACCGCAAAAGGTTTTGTGGTAAGTAGGTTCGCAGAGGACGGTGCCTCTTTGGGTAGGGCCGCTTCCTTCTCCGTTTCCAACAGGTCAGTACCGACTACCGATACCCCTGTTGAGTACACCATCGTGGACATCACCTTCACCGATAATGACGGTGACGAGAACAATCCATGTGTGTACAAATTGGATTGGTTGTTCAGTGAGGTAGACCAGGTTTACCCATTGACAGCTACCGTTGGAAACGAAAGCTCCAATGGAACCACGTTGACCGCAGAGATCACTTTGAAGAAAACCGGAACCACTACACCTTTGACAGGTGCATTGGCCGCAGACTTCAAAGCTGTTGACGAGGATGGTAACGCGCTTACCATTGCTTCAGTGACCGAGGCGGGTACTACAGCTGTCTACACCGTGAACATTACCACACCACTTACCACTGCGTATGTGAGCTTCAATGGAATCAGGGACGTGGCCAGTGCAGGAACGCTCTACTACATGAACCAAGTAACCGTTAAAACCGCATAGTCATGGTAATCAAGTTAGGTAAGAACACGTTGAAAAAGTCCGCAGGGGATTGCAAGGCATTCCTGAAGGAGAGGTATAAAAAGGACACCAATATCACTTCTGTAGATATTGATGAGACCATTGAACACTACTACCCAAAAGAGGAAGCGGACAAAAAAGCCAAGTTGGATGGGGACACTGTTGCAGCTAAGCAAGAATCTACGACCTCTAAAAAGTAGGAAGGAAATAGAAAGGATGGCTTTCGGGGTGCTAAAACGCCTCGAAAGCTTTATCATCGACCTGAACCAACTGCAACTATCCAATAGCCAGAACATTTTTGGTGCATCGTTGGGGGTCTATTCCCCCAAAACAGAAGAGATAGCCAAGACCCAATACACACGTCAGCCCAAGATAGCAGGGCAACCCTACAATTTTGAATGGACAGGTGAACTTTTCGATGGCATGTACATCATTTTCACCACTAACACTGCCGATATATTCAGTAGGGACCCAAAGGCTGCATTCATTGAAGATAAATACGGTGACATCTTTGGGCTTACCGATGAGCACAAGACAGAATTGGTGACCCAGAAGGTTTTGCCACTTTTAACCGAACTGATATGGCAACGACTTCAATTAGGAACCTAAGTTATGAGGATTTTCCAATCAAGCTTTTTTGGAGACTGCTAAAAAGGCCTGATGAAGTGGCCATAAGGGTCATAGGGAACGAAAAAAAGTGGGAAAGCTTCAAGATGAAATGGGACAATGACCATTCATCATTGGAATCCGAGCAAAACTTGGAACAGCAAAAAAAGGTATCACTTGCATTTATCCAAGGAC